CGGTCGCCTCGGCAGAGTAGTCCGCATGCTTCTCGGAGATCTTGTGGATTGCTTTGTCCCCATCGATACAAAACTTGGCTATCGACAGGCCGGCCCGCCACTGCGGCTCGGAGATGTTTGCTTGGTTGGTTACGATCTCTCTGATTTGCCCGCACCCCGTACCCTCGATGGTCTTCATCAGGATAGTGCGGAATCTGCTGGTGTAACTACCCGACAACGCCTGCATCATCAGGTCTTGGTTGTCGGGGGAGAACCGTCGGGGTGGGATGACTATGCTGCCTTCCTGATCGACGAGGTTCTCAAACGTCGAAAACGGCACCGACTGCCCTGCTGAGCCGACAACCAAGACGTCCTTGGGTGGGTTGTCCTTGAAGTTGTGCGTACCGGGCACTCGTAGTACCCGAGCCGCGTCGGCGCAGACTGTGGGGTCGGCATGGAGTCCCCGCGCCTTGCAGGCTTCCTTGAGCCGCTCAGCTACGGGTTGCCATGTTTCACGTGAAACTGACTCTAGTAGCGGCCAGTACACGTGGATGCCTCGACCGCTGTTGACTATGGTGGGGCGAGGGAGGTGCGCCTCTTTACAGAACCCGCGCAACGCAGCCAGAGCCTGTGTCTGGTCCGCGTACGGTTTTCCCGGACCGCAGTCAAGATCGAGGTAGAACGACTTCATGTGCAAGACAGCTTCTGCCTTGCGGGTCGTATCGGTGTGGAAGTTAGCTAGTGCGAAGTAGACATCGAAGCCGTCTACATCCAGTTGGCGTGCCGAGTCGAGCAAAGCGTCGATGCTGTCGTAAAACTTCTGCACCTTGCGCTTGTCCGTCCCCCGCGCTGCGTAGACGCAGTAGTACCCACCACTGCCGAGCACTGATCCGAGAAATTCTCGTGTGTCCATGACTGCCGATGGAGGAGTGAGGGGAGGGGGAGTCTACTCCCCCCGACGGATGTGTCAGTCGTCCCACTCATTCACGACAGCGGACAGGTCGGGCTTCTCGACGGGTGCCGCGGCGGCAGCTTTCTTGACCACCTTCTTGGGCTCGTCCGTGGCTTCCTCAACGACCACAGCATCCTCCACAGCGGCAGCTTTCGGCGCAGCCTTGGGTGCCTCCATCGCAACCGCTTTCGGCGCAGGGATCACACCATCCATCTGAGACACGTTCAGGTTGATTGCCCGCAGCGTATCTTCGTGCTTCTGCATCTCGATGGCGGTGCGCAGTTCGTCTTCTTCCAGTTCACGCACCGGTTTGAAGATGAGCTTGGGCGTGGGGCTTGCCGTGTCGAACCGCATCTCGGTGACGATGGAAATCGCCGGAGTGTTGTAAGCTTTCAGGTGCCGGCCGTACGCTTGCAGGGGCATCTTTTTGCCATCAGAATCGCCAAACACCGAGGTGCTGGGCAGCGTCACCTGATAGACCTCACGCTTTTCCAGTTCAGCTTCCAGCATCACGGCAATACGCTGCTGGAACCGGCAGGCCCGAGTCTCACCCTGACCGGACCCCTTGATGTGCTGCGGGCAGTCCTTGCACGACACCGCTTGCCGTTGCTCTTTCGGCACCGCCGGGTCAGGACGCTGCGTATCGGAAGACCAACACACGGGCTTAGCCGCCTCACCCTCGACGTAAGTGCCTGCGAAGTACATACGCGACACCGGGGCGGCGTTGATCAGCACGACATTGATCGCACGATCTTCCGAGACACGCACCTCCTTGCCGCCGACGATTTCGCGGAAGACACCGCCCTTGATGCTGATGCGACGGTTGCCCCCTGCGCTACCTGCGATGGTGCTGGTCAGGTTGTCCTCGATGTTGCCGAGGATAGCGAGGGCTTTGTTGGGTTTGCCAAACAGACTCAGTGCAGACATGTTGTTCTCTCCTTAGAGGTCGCGGTCGATTTCAGGGGTGGGCAGGGTACTGGTATCAGCCGGTGGGGTGTCAAACGGAAGTTCCAGTTGTACGGGGCCGGACGGCACGGGCTCCCCATCTTTGGGCGCGGCCAGCAGCCGCTCGATGATTCTGTTGAGGTGGAAGCGGTACGTATTGCCCACGTGAATGTAGCAGTCCTTCGGGATGAGCCCCTGCCGCTGCCACGCTCGGATGGTCGGAACCGAAACCGTGAACTGCTTCGCAACGTCTTCAATCGGAACCAGCTTGTCAGGCCCCGGAGTTTGATCAAGCATTACTTTTTCCTCACCGTGATGGTGTATTCGCTGTCCACGTTCAGGCCGGGGGGCAGCAAGCCGGGGTTGTCTTCCAGAAACTGCTTCATGTTGGATTGATGGATGCGCTCATGCAGGAGGTCCAGCGCGTTGTGTTCAAGGATGAACTGGCGCATCGACTCCCAATCGTTTGTCCAGTAGTTAGTCTTGACGGTGCGGTAGAACAGCCCTTCGGCAGTCTTGACGCTATCGACGCTGTGCTCCTTGCAGTGCGCAAGCAGCGCCGTCTTCACAGCGGCCATCTGCTCTTTCAGGGCTTTCTCTTGCTCCTCAAAAGCGCGGCGGATGTCGGTCAGGGCGACGTTCATCTTCAGGTACACCCGAACGAGCTTTTCCACGGATAGGTTCTGGTTCTCGGCCATCGGTCTCTCCTTGTGATGGAGGACGCAGTTTAAGCCGCTTTCGTGGGGGTGTCAAGCATTTCGTTGTAGAGATCGACGATTTTTGTGTGGACGTCGATTTTGCTGTCAAGCAAACTGTAGACGTGTTTTTCGATTCCAGACCCGACCAGTTGGATGACGGTGCAGGGATGCCGCTGCCCCGCCCTGTGCACCCGGGCGTTAGCCTGTGCGTAAGTCTCCAGACTGCTTGTAGGCCCCCACCAGACCACGGTATCTGCCGCCGTGAGTGTCACCCCATGCGCTGCAGCCTGCGGCTGGATGACCAGCACCCGAGGATCCTGCGCTTCTTGGAACCGCTTGAAGATGTCGGTGCGGGCGTTGACCGGCACCTCGCCGCTTATGACCTTGGTGGGTATCCCGTGGGCGTTGAGCTTCTCCGACAATAGCGAGATCACGTGCTTGAACGGTACGAACACGAGCACCTTCTGGGATGTCTCCTCGATGACTTCTTTCAGCACTGCGTACCGCTTGCTGATGTCGAACTCCAGCACCTCGCCCGCGTCGGAGTAGACCGCGCCGCAGGAGATCTGTAGCAGCTTGTTCATGTTGACGGCGGCGTTGACCGAGGTGATGGCCTCACCCGCCGCTTGGATCACCATGCGGTTCTTCAGGAGGGTGTAGTACTTCTCCTGCTGCTTGGTCAGTTCAACGACCCGCTTGACGTAGGTCATCTCCGGAAGATCCAAGCACTCCTCCTTGGTGTACCGGATCGCAGGTTGCAGCGCGTTGAACACGATCTGCGTGGCATTGGGCTTCGGTACCCATTTGAAGTTGGTCAGCTTGTTCATGACCATGTCTCGATACGCAGAGAAGTACCGAGGCACCGCACTCGGATTGATCAGCTTGGCTAGCCCGTAGGCATCGAGCGGGGACTGCGCAGCCGGGGTGCCGGTCAGCATCCACAGCCATGTGTTCGGTTTGAGCAGGGAGTACAGCACCTTCCAGCGCTTGGTGCTGGTTGACTTGTAGGATGACGCCTCGTCAACAACTATTAGATCGAAATCACCTTTATCTATCTCGTCCCTGACAATCTCAACACCGTCATAGTTGATGATTACGTATTCCGCATCCCCTGCGATGATGGCTTTGCGCTTGGCAGGGGGGCCGTAGGCGATGTCCACGTTGCGGTGGATTGCGAACTGGAAGAGGCCCGCGCGCCACACTGCGTCCATGATTGACAGCGGGCAGATGATCAACACCCGCTTGACTTGTCTTTCCTTGAGCAGGTAGTCCGACGCCCAGATAACCGCTGCGCTTTTCCCCGTACCTTGCTCCGAGAAGCAGAACGCTCTGCGGTGCAGCGTCAGGAATGCTGCGGTGTCTTTCTGGTGGTCGAACGGTTTGTAGCGCCCCGGCCAGTTGTAGGTGCCGAGGATGGGTGACGGCAAG